CCAGTCGCAAATAGCGAGTCTCGATGTCGTCAGGTAGTTTTGTCTCTTTGCTCATATCATTACTCCTCGAATAAGCTCATCAGGTGGTCTGCGGTTGGCTCTTCCATCTTCGAAGTCATCAGTTCACCGCGCTGGGCACAATACGCGCCAATAATTTCATCAGCACGGTCCTCCGAAAAATAACCAGCCTCCACAAATGGTTTCAACTGTTGGGCAATATGCATGCGCAGGTCGCTCTTGTAAAACTGTTCAAGCCATGCGGTGTATTTTTCAGGCCTGTCCTTGGTGCGTTTTGCAGCATCGCGCAGCTCATTGACCTCCCGTCGTAAAACACGTTCAGCCACGTCTCTCAATAAAGGTTGAATGGAACGCGGCGCTGGTGTTGATCCTGCAACCGCCATGTTCAACGGCACCAACGGCTCATCGAGTCCATCGAGTGGGTTCCAGTTCTCTTTCTCGCGGGCTTCGTTGCGGGTCATAAAACCATTGGTAATGGCTTGCGCATACGCTGTAAAGCGGGCATTGATGTCGGTGCGCAGCATCCCATCTACTAAATGCTCGAAGAAATAGGCCTTTCTTTCTTCGGGGAGCAACAGGTCTTTATTGAGTTGCTGCTCGATGCGCGTCAGCCACGGGCGCAGGGTGTGCGAGAGATATCCAAGCTCTTGCTGTTCGATGCCCGTGCCCCAGCTGCTGGTTTTGGTCACATCGCCCATCATGTGAGGTGGAATGCGGAAGATGCGCGCGATCTCCGCCACTTGAAACTGTCGAGTTTGTAAAAACTGCGCATCTTCAGGCGGGATCCCGATCGTGGCGATATCCATGCCTTCTTCGAGGATGGCAGGTTTATGGCTGTTATCCACTCCCTGGTGCATCTCGCTCCACGACTCTCGCAAGTGTTTGAACGCATCATCCCCCAATGCCTGCGGGTGCTTCAAGACGACTCCAGGCCGTGCATCGTTTTGGAAAAACTTCGAACCATATTTTTCTGCCGCGATGGATAAGGCAATGGCATTTCGAGCCTGGCTGATGCGCGAGAGTCCAGTCAATCCATCGAAGCCAAATGCGGGAATATGCAAAACTTCGTCTTGTCGGAAAGCTCGCTCAGGTCCCTTGAGTGGACGATACAAATACTTGCGGATTCCGCCATCGCGGAACACCGTCATGCGGTCGGGGCGCAGCGGCCAGATCTCGCGAACGACTCCCTTGCGGTCCCAGATCATCTGTCCGTAAAAATTGCCCCATCCCAATAAATGCCCTTGCATAAACTCACGGAAGACCATGCTGGTGTGCTCAGGGTTGGGTGCATCATGTATTAAGGAGTAATAGGGTTGATCCGTGGCGCGTTCTTTGCCGCGCGTCAGGCGGCGATATTCGATCAGGGGCAGGCTGGCAGTATCCTCCGAAAGAATCGTGAAGCCCGCCAACACTGATGTAACCGATAACGATCCTTCCACGGTCAAAAATTCACCCGTGTACGTTTCCTGCCCCCAGCCGCGCACCACCCACCCGGGTGGGGTCTGGCTCACATGAAAAGTGTCCGAGCGTTTTTGCACCATTGCGGAAGAGATGGGCATTAGTTAGGTTTCCTTGGGCGTGTCATAAAGAGTCCCATCCACGTCGACAGGTAGGAGCTGGCCACCGACTCCACCACGATCACCGCCCCGACCACGATCAGCCCCGTTGCCACAGAAACGCGCAAGGTCAGTCCTGCAAATAACAAAAGCAGGCCCAACCAATAGGTTATTTCGTTGCGGTCCAGGGATTTCAGCCAAGTCATCAGCTATCCTTTCGCACGCGCCCAGGTATCATGGTTGCGCACTTCAGCGATCAACAAATCTATTTTTTTGATCAACGTCTCAATAGCATCTGTGTGTCGGCCATCCTGTGCAATCCACTCTTCCTGCATCGATTGAAGGAAATCTTGCCAGCGCTGATCACGCAGCTCGTCTTGTTTGGCCTGCCAGGCGCGTTGTTTTTCGCGTTCATCTTCTCGCTTGTTATCCTGTTTCTCGATCCAGTCCAACAACTCGTGCCATAACCGATAGAACGCGGCGGCAATCACACCTGCAGCGAGAATCAAAATCCCAATCAGGCTGTATTGAATCCACAATGACTCGGGAGGTTGCATCTCAATCCCCCCTATTTCCACGCCTGTGCGTCTTTGAGTGCGGCGGCAATCGAATCCGCAACCTGATTGGCATGTTCCATATCTCCGACTCCGCCGTCGAGGTGTGTCACTTGCGGTTTGGTGTACAAGCCAAAAGCAAGTTTGGTGCGGCGAATTTCCACATATGAATGATCATCATCGTGGAATAAAAGGCGTTTGGTAAATGTTAGGTTATCGGTGGCTATGACTTTGCCAGGGTTGTAGATCCACCCCAGTTTTCCCCCTCCGTTTTGTGATGCCCATAAGTTAGCCAGGCGGATCGCGCCAATGTATTCCTTGGCTTGATCAACGCTCAAGGGTTTGGCAACAGACTCCCACACGATGGTAGCTTCATTGCGCACGCGCGCAATGGCGGCAATAATGGCAATTCCCGCCTTGTAAATATCAAAGCGGCGGTAATTCTTGAATGGTCTTTCAAATGTTTGGTTTTGTGCCTGCATGAGCGCCTCCGCAGAGAATAAAAAAAACCGCCCAAAGACTTCAAGAGTCTTCGGGCGGTTTCAGTTCCGAAATATGGCCTCGGTCAATTTACCAAGGCAACCAGTGGTTATTCGATTAACTAGATTATAGCTGTGCGGGGCAAATTGTCAAGTTAACATGCATCAAAATCTCATTTGCTCAACATATGGTTCACAAATATGAAAACCCACCATTAATTCAAACTTCTGAAGTTTCTTGTCGTATGTATGGAACTCATCTATTGGCTGGATATTTTTATTGTACCAATAAGCAGACGCCAGATGCACAGCATCTTTAGGCGATAATGTCCATTTGTTCGGTATTGCATCTCTGATTAATTTTCTTGCAATAGATGAAATGTGCTGACCATTATCGATCATTTTTATCAAGCGATAGTTGTTCCACATTGCGTCAATAGTTTCCTCTATTTTTGGATTAAGTCGCCCATTTAATTTTTCCTCTACTACATGAGCCACTTCAACTATGCTTTCTGACGAAGTGAGAATAAAACTATCATCATTCTCTTGTATCTCATCGATAATATTTCCAATCACCTTCAATCGATCTGGCATACCGTTGAGGTGAGAAAGAAACACATTGCTGTCCCAATACACAATTCTCTTATTCGGCATCTCTTAACCGCCTTATGGTTTCTTCTGGATATTCGTCCCCGTTGTTCCAAGGAATTATTCCCGCTAAACTCATAAAGTCTAAATGATTTTCAGGTAATACTTGAATATAGCTTATTTCTCGCACATCTGTTGGTCTGCCCGTCGATGGCTCCCTATATATTTGACCTGCAACATGAACTCGCTTATCCCATGCATCAAGCATCAATTGCTCTTGCCCGTTTTGTAAATAGCAATTAACTGCACGGTCAAAAAGAGAATCATACAAAATAAATCTCATTTTTCCTCGTTTAGATAATGTCTCCACGGTTCCCGAGATTGACCCAAACGAATACTCTCTTTTAATAGTCTCATCAAAAAGAAAAGGCTTGTCAATTGTTGAAATCATTTCATCTGTAACGAACTCAACAGCTGTAATTTTCCCATTCAATAAACCCGTAATTGAGCGTGCTTCTCTAGCAATAGTCTCAGAATATGGAATTGGCTTATCTCCCTTAATTGCAGACCCTATTATTTCATAAGCCTGAACAACCTTTTCAATCACGTCATCATATGGGGATCTTCCAATTATTACGGCTGTCGCGCTTCCAGCTTCTAATTTAGATATTTCCCACTCGACATCTGTTGTACCTCCGACGTCATCAGTCAGTGCTTCCACCAAAGCTGAAAAGTGTCCCATAGCTTTGGCAAACTCAGCAAGAGGAACATTACCTTGTAACTTAAGGGTAAGTGTGTTTTTCATCTGACTTTAGCTGTAAATTTTAGTCTTCTTCACGTATAAGTCAAGATTAATACTTTAAATGACAAACGCCGGGGTGAGGGGGGCACCCAAGCGTTTGTCGAAAAGAATTTTAGAACATGTTTTCTATTTTGTCAAGCCCTCAATTTTCAATATTTCATCCCCGGTCAGCGTTGCTTCCTGAAGGATGAAATTCAATTGCCGCAAATACTCCACCTGCCTCCATCCAACTCTGGAAAGTTCGCTTACCTCCTCGCCGACTCTTGTCAGTTCCGAAAAACAACGCTGGAGCTTCTCAAGCTCCAGCGTGTAAACTTCCTTCGGGTTTGTGATGTATCTGCGTTTCATTATGACTCCCTGGCATATTCGCCTTTGCCGTGCAGTCGGTCACTGATGTCTTGAAGCTCGGCTGTGATGCGGTTCAAATCTCCAACGTGTGCCCAGTTGTGACCGTCGCGCGATTTGCCTGCCTTGCGGTCGTGCAATTCCAGCCCTGCCTTGATTTGCTTCAGTAACTGCTCGATCTCCTGCTGTTTTTCTTCGTAGGTTTCCAATGCTGTTTTGCTCATGATCATCTCCTTGCTTGTGATGCCATCATTAGGCCGCCGATTGCCACGGAAGTCAAGGACTTTCCAATGATGAATGAGTTTGAACGGCTTGCACGCATTGTCAGACACTATAATGGACAATTAGAGACATTGCCTAAAACTTCGACTTCTTTGCTCATAGTGTTTTTTTGAAATACTTGGAGGTATTACCGATTTCCTTTAGCCCTATTATGGGTTTTGCATAGCATTTGGCAATTACTCTCTGAAGTCTTACCGCCTTTGCTCCATGCGGTGACATGGTCGGCATCCATTTCGTTCAGTTTCCAGATTTTGCTTTTATTGGCGTCATGTCCAATAGCACACAGTGAGCAATTCGATTCACCCTTCTTCTCGGCTTTAGCGGTTTGTGTTGCATAAACGCTTTTCTTGGTGGCTTCGTCAAAAACTCGGACATCCAACAATTTTGTATCGCTTGAACCGCCCAGGATGTACTCGAAAATGCCCTTGCGGTTTTTTACATAGGGGTCGGCGTAAAGTTCTTTTACTTGTTTGGAAACTTTCGCGGGGTTGTATGATTTGCCGTGATACGCCTCATACAGTCGCCCCCATTCCAATCCGCGCATTTCACTTTCCACATCCACAAAGACGGCGGAGATCCAATCAATCACGCTGTTGAAATACGCTTTCAGTTCGGTGATATTTTTATCTTTGCGGTGGCGGCTCATGTAGTCGTCAATGTTGCCTTTGCTGACCCAATCCAGGGCGCATTCTAAAAAATCCTGCCGATTGGCACTGCCTGAAATATACGCGCTCCATTTTTGGATGTTGGCGTTCTGGCTATTGCTAAATTCTGCTTTGGCAAGTGTCACGAAGGGACCTGAATATACCGCGTTCAAGATTTCTTGATGATTGACAGGGACGCCATAAATATTGATGGTTTTGAACCAGTCCTTGATTTCGGTTTCTTCGCCTTCACATTCATAAATGAGCAGTTTTGTTTCAAGGATTTTTTTGCGTTGGTCAGCGGCAATCCCATCGAAATATTGTTGCATCCCGTTTTCATCTTGGATGGCAAATTTGTTGGTAACAAACCGCCCAAAACTGGTGATGCGTTGTTGACCGTCCAACACTTCTAAATTGTCATCACTGACTTTGTTGAAGTAAATCAAGCCGAGTGGATAGCCTTTGAGAATGGATTCGATGACTGCCACGTCTCTTTTCCCGTCGGCATAAATATAGTTGCGCTGATATTCTGGTTGAATAGTAAGCCTGCCTGCCAATCCAAACAAACCCTTGCCTTCCAATTCGTTATATACGAAGCCTTCGCAAATATCTTTGACCGTGATGTCAGTTCTTAGGGTTGTGTCCATTTTTGGTTTTCCTATGTTTGATAAGTACCCGTTGATAGACTTTTTCTAATAAACCATCTATAACAATTACTCCACTTGCATTTAGGTCGTAAGTTCCTTTTTTTTTGAACTTATCCAAATATGCCTGCTTGCATTCTGCAGTAGTGTAAACTTTTGTTTTCAATTTATATAAATCTTCATTTTCACACATGCCAACAATCTCAAACTGGTCAGGCGAGTATTTATCAAGAAAACTAATTGGGACACCCATCACGCCGTCATAATCACTCGGGATTGAATCGGTAAATGGTATTTCAATGGCGTTATAGTTGGCATAACTGCTGTATGATTTTTTGCCTTGAATTTCTTTATGCCTGCTGTATTTCAAATTATCGCTCATGGTCATGAGCGGCAGTGGTTGGTGACGCCTTCCGTGGTCAAGGTTGGTATACCAACATGAATTCCCCAGTCTTGTATAATCGCCAACATAGCCGAGTCTTGCGGCTTTCTGTTTGTCGCCTTCGGCAACTTCTGTGCCTGCTGGAACGGCAAAAACCATATCACTACCATTGCCAGTTGCTCCTAACCATAACTTATTTTCCTTGATTAGTGGAAATACTTCCTTGTAGGTAATCGCATTCATGTTGCCAATGATTACAAACTGTTTATCTACTTCCACAATCCATGCTAAAAATTCGCGGAAAAGCGAGAAAGGCGGGTTGGTGATGATGATGTCGGCTTCATCGCGTAATTTCTTTATCTCGTCGCTTCTAAAATCACCGTCACCTTTCAGGTAATGCCATTCCAAATCATCCACATTTACATGATGGTCGCCCGTCTTGTCATGAGTCAAGGTGAAAATCTTTCCGTTTTTCTTGGTTTTGATTTTGTCAAATTGTGGGTCGTTCATTTCAAAGAGCGTTGGCTGATAAACGCCTTTATAGGTTTTGCTTTCCACCGCATAACTAGTGCTGATGAGTTTCTTCAATCCTAAACTTTCGAATCTTTGGGCGAAATACTTTGTGAAGTTGCTCCATTCGGGGTCATCGCAAGGTAATAGAATCGTCTTTCCTCGAAATACATCCGCGTTGAATTCTAAGTACGCTGTAATTTCTTTTTCAATGTCGGCATACTGGGTGTAGAACTCGTCGTTCTTTGTTTTTTTCGCTTTTGTGAGATTGCTGTTCGGCATAAATTTCCCAATCTGATAGTTATTTTATCCAATAAAAGACACTTGCTCGGATTATAAATCACTCATGCCTATGTCGATGTGATTGGGTGTTTTTCTGTTGCGCAAGACTTCTTGCCTGAAAAAAAACATACCACTACCATCACGCCAAGTTTTTACACACAACTAAATCTTAGGCAACTGCTCAAATTATCTTGAATCTTCTGTTGTTTCGTTTTCTTCACCTTCCGCATACCATGTATCTGTAGGTGAATAAATATCAAAGCCAATCTTAAGATTCCGTTCAGATATTTTTCTCAATGTGCTTTGTGACAGTGTAAAGCCTTCGTTCCAATTATCTATAAACAACCCACAAAATATATCAGCCAAATCAAGATTTTTCGTGGCTTCTTGCCAAGATTCAAGATTATTTGTTAATTTTCCAAAAAGAAGTTCAATCTTTTCTTCAATGATAACATCGTCACTTTCTCCATAGGAAAAATGCCAAAACCCAGTTTTGACAACCCTTTCCTGTCCGTTGCGTTTGATTATCTTCTCACCTGTTTTAGCGGCAGAAGTTGGTTCACAACCTAAAAGTTGGGTTATTTTTTCGGGATTCAACTCCGACCCGCAAAGACGTATTGATACTCTTGAGCGACTAATATCAGCCATAAGTTTACATTTTGGTTATGCAAGGAAACGCCCAACTTATAATTCAACGGCACTGCGCTGTTTAATAACAATATTTACCTAAAACTAAGTGAAATTATACCCCTGCTTCACAGCGTCCGAATCCCGCGCTTCTCATACACACTCTTCACCTCAGGATGCCTCAGCGCCAGGTCAATCGCCATGATCAATGCCACCACACCGTCGATCTTCTCGCGGCTTTTCTCCTTATCGGGTTTGATGTTCCCTGATGGGTCCATGCGTGCCACGAGGTTGTCTGCCATCCAAGTCAGCACAGGATTGTTTCCGTGGATAAGTTTTTTCGATAACACAAGCCTCTCCAATTCCTTCATCGGCGGGCTCATCGATGCGAATCCCTGGCCGAACTGCACCATCGTCATGCCTTTGTTCTGCAACACCTGAGAGACTCTCGCCGCTCCCCAACGGTCGAAGGCAATCTGGTCGATATCGTACATATCCGCATCCAGCTGCACCTGCTCGAATATATAGTCATAATCGATCACGTTGCCTGGCGTTGCTTCGATATAGCCCGCTTTCACCCATTCCTGATACTTCAGTCCCTGGTCGCGGGTGCGCACGGCCATTTGGTCTTCGGGAATCCAGAAGCGGCAGAGCGGATACATATTTTCTTCTTCATCCATAAACACCATCACAAACGCGGTAATGTCAGAAGTGGAAGACAGATCCAGCCCGGCGTAGCAGGTCATGCCGCTAAAACGCGCACCAAATTCCAGGGCGGGAATATCTCCGCCGCTGGCTCGCCATTTATCCATCGGCATCCACTTGATTTCGCCCTGCACCCACACATTCAATTCGCGCCGCAGGAAATTATTGAGCGCTGCGGTCATGTGCTCGGCTCGCTTGGCTTTCATCTTCAAATCATCGAGGCTCTTGGAAACTTCGAGATTGGGATTCGCCTTGCTCCAGCACTTCTCATCACGCCAATCATCCCCCTCATCGA